ACAATGTAACTAAAGCGGGACACTACTCCTGATACCTCGCATCTAGCCAGCTTGTAGCACCGATGCGATCAGAGCTTCCCTCCTGTCCATCGTAGCTGCGAGCAAGCGATAGCTGCTCTTTATACTTGTTATACATATCTACACTTAACGTCCTAGAACCAGTGATTGGATAAGCTAAATCAGATGCTAAGTAGTAAGCCAAAGCCTCTACAAAGTTTGCATCAAAATCATCAGGATATTCACTAATATCCTTTATATAACGTATTTCTAGTGTGCTTGAATTAGCAAGAATGTAATCACCCTCTCGCTTCCATGCAAAGAATGTTCCGCCATTGCTCTCATCATGGTATTCAGCATCTACATTTAAAATCCTAAGACAATCTTCAGGAATTGCGAATCGTGATGAATACCCATACTCTGGGGCCGTTGCGTCTTTTGCCACTTGCACTCGATCAATGGCAAAGTTCCAAGGATGCGCTCTAAGTAGAGCCTGAGCAAGCCTTGGATAAAGCTCCTTACAAAGCCGGGCGTTTTTGTTGGCTTCTGTAAGAGAGCTGATCCTTGACGCTCCCAATTTCGCTAAAGCAGAGTTGCATATAGTTACCTTTGAGATCGCCAAGAATCATTCCCTCCTAAATTAATCTAGTACGTACTGAATGTACAAGCCGATTGTTCCGCTAGTAGCAGAAGTGTCGGTAGCTACAGTCACCGCTGGCTGTACAGCAGCGTCGAACTTCTTGAACATTCCAGCTTCTGCAAAATGATCTTCTTGCATGGACTCGTGACCTTGGTTGGTCACTGCAGCGCCATCAATAAAACCATCAGCAGATGCAGCTTCAACAGCTGATCCGCCAGACAATTCAGCAGACGCCTGCCAACCAACATCCAATGTTCCTGCGCCCAAAGCGTCAAAGAACAAATGAACGTTAAGAACTCGCGCACCCTTAGGGATGAGTCCACCCATAAGAATGACATCGGCTGCACTCATGTCAGCAGTAAGCTCGTATGTATCATAAATACATCGAACTCGGCCGCCTTGCTCACCAACTCCAGCCTTGGCTGAAGGAACGTCAACTAATGCTTTATCTGCGTTTACTCCGTATAATGTTGCCATCTTCGTCTATCTCCTTATGATTGCTTGCAGAAAATTTCTACAACCTTTTCTTCTTCCAAACGAGTAGCTCCGATGCTCATTCTAGAATAAACCTGATTAGCGTAAGACTTGTCAGCTCGCTCGCTGATCTTGGTCTCAATGTCCTTACCAATAGAAAGCAATAGGCCGTCTTGTGCCCATGCAATCATTGACTTGTAAGTGCTATCAAGTGTTCCAGAACCTGATCCAACCGAACCGTCTGTATAACTAAAGCTTGAAGTCAAGCTAGTTGCAGGAAGCAACTCTAGTCGAATGAACTTGAACCCGAGGAAAGTGTCAACCTGTCCCTGAACAAGCGCCTTAACAACGTTGTAATCAGAGCTAGTAACTTCTGTCTCAGCCAATAGGCTTTGAAGAGCAGAAGCGTTGATTGCACAATATCGAGGAATCATCTCATCAACGTCGTTTGCATCCAAAATCTCTTTAGCGCGACGAAGAACTTCAACGTTCATGTTGGCACCAGCGTTACCTGCATCGTTAACAGCTGCCAAACGCTGAGAGTCACCAAGACCTACAGCAGTAGATCCGTCAACTCCGCTGTAAGCATTGCCCAAAGCTTGGTTGATGATCTTCTCGTCCATTGCACGACCCATAGCGAATACTTGTGCTTGCAAGTATGGGCTTTCAGGGTCGATCAAAGTACGAATCTTGTCTTGATCGTCGATCAAATCAGCATATTCGTAGTCGGTCAAAGTAACTCGTCTACGAGAATGTGGAGTGTCGATTAGTGGAGTGTCAGAGTGACGAGAAGTCTTCTCAACAGCTGTGACTTTCCCTAGTCTTTCATAAAATGCCTCGCTGCCTTTTTGCATTTCATTGCGTACGGCGCCACGAAGACGTGATCCTTTTTGTTGCGATAGATGAAACAGTAAATCCTTATACTGCTTCACAAATGCGGTAGTAATTTGTGAACTCATAGAAGTTCCCCTCCTTAAAGATGTAAATTTTTAATTGCGTGGGTTGTCTTCTATAAGAAGGCCCGAATGTGAATCCTCATCAGGCATTAAGCTGCTTCTTTCGGGCCGCAATGGTTATCCGTAGCTTAATATAGGGGCCAACTAAGGTTATCCCTACCTAATTTAACTCTTGACAAATAGTATATTACTCTTGTTCGCCAGTTACAATACCCTGCAAGTACAAAAGTCTTGACTTATCCTTTTCATACCCAGGATGCGCTGGCCCCTTCCAATAAGGTCTCTCAGGATTATTCATGATCTGAGCAATCTCGTTTTGAGCCTCTTCGCGAGTGACCTCAAGAGAATTATTACCCTCCCCTGAAACCTTATCCTCACCAATCAAAGAACCAGCCTTAGCCAACATCTTCAAAATTGCCGGAGAATTGCCAAGCCCCGCCTGATTCAACTCATTAAAGGCCTCTTCTCCACCGAATTCACGCGCTGCAGCTTGTGCAAGCTTAACCTGCTTATCATACGCAGGCCCCCACTCACGCTTTAACTCCGCTTGAGCCTCTTCCATCTTTTGCATCGCCTGCTTCTGATATTCTTCCATAACTCCAGAATTAATCTCTGAAAATGCATTCACAAGCTGTTGAAACTGCTTGGGTAATACCCCAGCCTTATGAGCCTGCTCACGAAGCTGACCAATCACGCCCTCATCTAATCCATCAGGCGTTTCAACCTTATACTCATCTAACTGCTCAGGAAGACCCAGCTTCTTATAAACCTGCTTCCAGTCATCATCAGTAGCGTTCTCGCCAGGCAGGGATACCTTATCACTACTAATCGCTCGTCTTGCGTGAACATAACTTTTCGCCAAATCAGCAGGGCTCTTAAATTTAATAATATCCGGGTTAGATTTAAGCTCATCAGGTAGAGAAGAATACCAACTCTCATTATTAGACGGTTCCTGAGAAGCCTCCGGCGCCTGTGTACCACCCAATACTGAACCCTGTTCTTGCACTTGCTCTTCGCTCATAGTCTTACTCCATTCCCCTCTTATCAAAATAAATCTTGCCTAATTGATGAAAACAACAGTTAATCGCTGCATTCAACCTCTGATAATCCTGCATACGAACCGACTGCTCTTCTTCTTTTAAATACTTCATCTTAGATAACACGCCCTCATCAAGCTCCTTCATCTGGCGCCTTATAACAAGAAGCTGCCTTAAATCATGAACCACTGCTTCCTCTAATTCATTAGTAGTCGTCGACGACTGATCCATCTCGCTGCTCCTTTTCTACCCTCTCGATTCGGGCTCTGAGATCATTAGGATCGCTATTAAGCAAATAAAGAATACGAAGTATAACACTGCGCTCTCCCTCCCTATATGCCATTTCTATTCCATTAGGCCTCTTACTAAGAGTCGGACTCAACACATGATGAACCCTCATCATGTCATCTAAAACCTCTTGTCCATCTGGAGTATTAAAAAGCGCCCTGTATTTAATGATCTTATCTATGTCGTTTTTCTTCATAAAACTTTATAGGTGGGGGCTTGGGTAGATTAGGTAAGACCCCCTCGCCCCCTAGGTTCACGGACTAAGTACAACCTAGAATCTAGTTCTACCCCGCCTGATTGGCTGCTGCAACCGCTGGACCCACTTTAGAGATCCTATCCGCCTCTTGATTGGCCTCTTCCTGCTGCTGCATCTGCTGTTGAGCCTCGGCCCGAGCCTCTCTAATCTCGGCTATCTGCTCGTCGTTTCTCAATCCCCTCTGAGGGAAATTCAAGCTTCTGGCCAACACACGTACAATCTCATCGCCGTTAAACATATCTCGAACATTAGGATCAAGCTGAATAAACGGAGCAGCCGCTTCAAATGTCCTTAAAATGTTCTGAGACTCGCTAATCCTCTGCGCACGAGCTATCATAGATGAATACTTAACATCCAAATCCCTTCCCTCTAGCTCTGATGGAGGATCACTAATCATACCCTGCTTGAGCATGATGCTAAACACACGATCAATAAGAGGCCGCAAAAACTCACTCTGCATCCGACCCAATACCGGGCCAAGCAACCTGTTCTTCTCTTCTGTTCTCTGCAATACCTCAGTAGCTGTCATCTGAGGTCCCTGCTGCAGCTGCAACTGATCCACAAAGAAACTCTGTCTCACCCGCTGCCTTCTGTCCTCAATAGCCTGAAAACCAAAGTCAACCGGGATCTGATTAAACAAAGGCCTAATAGGTTCACTACCAGGCCTGACATGAGTTAAACCACCAGGACGAGTAATCACAGGATGAACAACTCCATCATCAGGCACCTGAAGTGGAGGATCTGCTACCTTCTGAGCTGCAATCATCATCGTCTCTGTCATCTTGTTTAACGTCTTCATATCAGGAAGAGCGTTCATCGCAGGACTACGACCATAAACCTCGTTAGAAGCCTTCGTCCATCGTGGAATCACATAAGGGAACTCACGGAAGCCGCCCTCACGCAATACAACCTTTTCTTCCTTTAACACATACTGAGAAACGAACGGCAACAGCTCATCAGCGGGGCCATCGTTACTATCTTTAGGGTAAACACCATGAACAACATAAAACTCTTTAGTGTCGTTCTTCTTGTAACACTCCATTACAGATCGAGGCATGACTTCTTCGCCAAACTCTGCAACCAAGTTTTGAGCCGTCCATTTGAATTCTCTGTAAACTCGATCAATATAACCTAAGTTATTTTCTTCAATGTAAATATCTTTAATGTGCTTGGTTGAGAAACGAATAACCGATTCGTCATCCTCTTCTATAAGCATAGCAGCCGTTCCAAATGCACCAAGATCCATGTACATCTGATGAACTTCTGTGTTGAAATTAGAGTTGTTCAAAACGTTATGTACGTTTAGCGTCTCCGCCTGAAGCCACTGCCTGATACCATCCTGATCATCGAGCTTCTCATCTCCAGTAGTAAGATCAAACCACATAAGATTAGGGTTAGTAAGCATTGACTGCAGGCCAGCCGATAATAGTTCAAGCGCCTGAATACCTGTGTTATCAAGCAGCTGAAGATTTCTCTTATTTCCCTTAGCTGGCTCTTCATTGATTTCCCTACGGAGAGGAAGAAAGTAAACTGCAATAGACCTCCAGTGCGTTTCCCAGGTGCCTCTTAATCCTTTTAATTTTCCAGGTTTCTCTGCTAACTGCTTTGGAGTTAATTTACCCATTTATCGCTTTCCTAAAAGTGAGGTATTAGAGGAAGTCAACATTGATTGAATCTGACCCGGCTGATCTGTTTTAGCCGCTACAAGCTTTCTCTCAAACGCTGCGCTTCTGGCAGATACCTTTGCCAACTTGTTTAATCTGTCTTTTATAGATTGTGTTGCGTTAATATCATAACTAAGGCGCATCTTCTGATTTAACCCAGGAGCATTAATCAAACTCCCGCCAATATTAAAATCTGCATCAATCGGTGTTCTTAACTGCTCAAGAAGTCGCTTCTTCTCAGCCTCTGGAATATCAGCCCCTTTAAGATCCTGCTCTAACTTCCTGGCCTCTTCTAGCTGATTGCCGAAAAGATCATCAGGCGTTCTCGGGCCACCGCCGCCGCCAAAAGGATTAGAGATTAAGCCAGATCTAATACCAACCTCGCTTAATCCTCCAGACATAATGCCTGTTCCTACTCTGGCTACTTTTTTTGTTGCTCCGCCCATCCGATGTTCTCCCTAAGCTGAAAATATATCATAATAGCTCTCCGCCTGTCTCGGCAAGTTCCTGTCATCACCATAAGACCTGCGCTCTAAACGCTCTAATCCTAACGCGAGGTATCGAAACGCATCAGCACCATGGCTTGACCAATCGTGAACAGGCTTGTTGATGAACGTCTCCAGCTTATCGTTATACTGCTTGTGATAAAACTTTAAACACTCTAATCCTTGAGCACAGTTAGTCTTGTGAAAATAACACCTAGGCAACACCATCCTCACTGCGTTTATCCCATCCTCTACACTCTGCCTCGGTAATATACGCGTCTGATGCAAACCAAGCTTTCTTAAACTATCCTGCCGCGTGTTACCTGTCTCAAGACTCCTTGCCGCTGCATCATGAGGTAAGATCGTCTCCCCAATTACATAAGGTTTTTCCTTGATCACCTTTACATAATCAATCAAAGACAAACCACTAGCTTCATAATAATCCACTACGTGTATCTCATTTTGTGCAAGCTGGAAAAACCATATCGCAGTCGAATCACCTATCCCTAAATCAAAAGCCAAATGCACTGGCTGCGACAAGTCTATAGCAAAGTCCTTAATCTGATCACTCTCCATTAGCTGCAGAATCTGATTTTGATAATATGCCCCCTTCACCTGTGCAGTGAAAGAACACATAAACTCCTGGTGGTAAGCCTCCTCACCAACGGAATCCTTAATCTCTGCCAACTCTTCCTTACTAAGAACGCCGCTTTCATCGGCACGAATGGTTTTAGCAAACCAATCCTTACCATCTGTCATGTTCTTTTCAGCCCTACCATACATCTTATAGAAATGATTCATGCCGTTTGGTGTTGAAATAATAATAGCCGACCCACCCCTGTCAGCTAACGCTGGACGAATAATCTTTGTCCACGAATCAGGAAGACAAAATGCAAATTCATCTTGGACACAGAAATCTACATAAATTCCACGTATTGAATCGTATCTTTCAGATCCTAACAACTGCATTCTAATTTTATCACCACGCCACGTTCTTGGAATAGTAATAAGCAGTTCACTCTCATTTGTTTTTACTCCTGGAAACTTCTGAGTGAATTGCTTTGCATATTCCCACACAATACGTTTGGCAGAGGCATAGTTCATCGCAACATAAACCCCTTGAGGATTATGTTGATCACAACGAAGAAGGTAATCCAACATGGCATTAACAGCGAAAACTGTTTTTCCAAAACGCCTATGCGCGTTCAACACATTAAATCGCTTTAATTTTTCGTGAAGTTCCTTTTGTCCACCCCTCGGACGATACCCTGTATCAATAATCTGCTTATCAGACATAGATATCCTTCCACGACCTATATTGTTTTATAGAATAAACACAGCTTCTAGTTACATTGAAAGAGCTTGCAACCTTTTGCGCCGTCTCACCCTTCTTCAACCTTTTGCGAATAATAACTACTTGTTCTTTAGTTAGCTTAGACTGGTTATGGTTCTCACCCTTATGGCTTTTTAACCCGATCTTAAAAGCGTGCTTTTCATTCTGAGATCTAGTTACGCGCTCCAGGTTTTCCAGACAGTTATTATGCTTATCTCCATCTAAATGATTTATATATAATTTATCATCAAGCCCTTTTAAAACCCCGAATGCTGCTGCAACTAATCGATGAACCAAAAAAGCCTTTGGAGTCTTATTTTTTCTAAGTTTTAGAGATTTATACCCATTCTTTCCACTATGTTGTTTCATTATTTTAGGCTTATCTCCATAACAATATGACCGTATTCTTCCTAAACTAGAAGCCTCATAATTCGGATACCCTGGTATTTTCCTCCAGACCTCACTCATGCTCAATCACCTCTACAGCCTTTACTTCCTTTTCTTCTCGCCTATCAGGTATCCCTGTATATATATGAACAATAGGAGCCACGTCCTTGCGCTCCTCATCCTTAGGCTTAACCTGAAACACATCAGGATCATCTATCTCAGCATGCCGCTTTAAAATCTCTACATAAGTCTTCAAAGCCTTCGGATCATCCTTAACATTATCGGCTGCCCTTAGCGCCTGCTCGAAACGAATCCTAGCAGCGTGCTTTCTAGATTCTGCCAGGTTCCCAGCAAACTCCTTATCCTCACTTGCCCATTTCTTTATAACCTCATAAGGAGGGAAAGGTAATCTACCTATATACTGCCTGCAAAGCTCTGTGATTAAATCACCATCACTTACCCTAGAACAGATCTCCTCTTTAACACTATCCTGCCTTGGCAAGAATGTTGCCGTATCAATAGACTCTATAAACTTAGCCTCTTCTGCCGTTATGTTAATGGAAATATTCACATATCCAATACGAGCATGCTTCTGATAAGTCTCTACATCTGGCTTGTCATCAATCTTTAATAGCTTATATAAACGGCCTGACTTAATAGATACCCACTCAACAAAACTGTTCTTAGGATTAATGCGCTTATAGAATTGCATAAGTTACTGATTATAGGATAAATCATTAATTTACAAAAAGACAATGATTATTTATAACAAGGGGTGGACTAAGCCATGCAACACGAACTTATTAAAAATCTTTACAAGCAAGGTTTCTCAATTAATTACATCAAACGAGAGCTGAAGTTTAAACATAAGACCAGCATCTCAGAAGAACAGATTAAGAAAATACTGCGAGCTAGTAACGTTAAACTGCGAGACGGTAGAACCTACAGAAGAATACCTAACCACGGCAACGCGCGTTTTGCACACCTGGAGGATTAGATGAAGATCCGCATTGAACTAGACCTCTCAGATGAGAGCGATGCCTACGACTACAAGTTGTTTCAGAGGGCAGCCAAGCAGCACTCACTCATTGAAGATGCCTATCTTATGCTTCGCTCTCACTTAAAGCACGATGCGCCTATCGATATGGATGAGCTGTATACGCTTGTCTCTCAAGCACGGTTTATTGTGGAGGATGAGTGAATGAGTGATTTAGAAAAAGCTGCTGAGGAGTATTGGTTTAAAGCTAAGATATTTAATCCTAAGAAAGATTCACTAGAAACCTTAGCCTTCAAAGCAGGCGTAATGTGGGAGCGCAATCGTATAGCTAAGGCTTGGCCGAGTAGTTTGGATATTGAAAACTATCTAGCTCCAGGCAAGTCTGAAAGTTTATTTGTAAAAGCGTGGATTGCTTGCTCTAGCTGGCTCCGTGAGCGCATTCTTGGAGGTGCGGAGTGACAACTAAAAGGAGAATAAGATGCCATTAAAAAAAGGAAGTTCTAAGAAAACAATAAGCAAAAATATAGCCGAGCTTAAGAAGTCAGGCCGCCCCACTAAGCAGGCAGTGGCCATAGCTCTTAGCACTGCTGGCAAGAAGAAGAAGAAGGGCAAGTGAACCGTCTAGCCTACGTAGCATTCAATCACGATGAGCCGCGCACTGTAGAGGGGCTTATAGCTGAATACTTAAATTCGTTTGTCGTCCAACATCCCTATAGAAACGCGCGGTCGGTAGCCTATTATTCTGGCTACAAGCAAGCCGCCCTTGACGCCCAAGCTGAGATCACGCGCTTGAACGCTGAACTGAAACTGGCTTACAAGAAGATACAGGAGCTATACGATGAGCAAACAGAAACCGCCAACTGCTAGTGAGATTACAAACGAACTAAACAGAAAAGACAAAGAAGCTAAAGAGAAACTAAACCAACTCCTTAAACAAATAATAGCTGATAACTTCGATGAGATTAAACAATCACTCGAAGGCAGTAAACTACGTAAGGCTATCACTGATGAGTAAACTAGATTTTAACTACCTATCAACTCGCCGTAAACTAGAAGAGGCTATGCCAGGCATAGAAGCTGGTATCCGCCATAATGAAGAGTATATGTGCTTAGAAGTAGTGCTTAGACCACAAGCTCAACAGATTCTACGAGCACCCTACGACCGTTTAGAAGAGGTACTCCTATCTGACAAACGCTTCTTGCGCAAGATAAGACGCGATCTACTAGGGATCCCCTGGTGGGCCTTCTGGCGTTAACCACTCCCTGTAAGCTGCTATCAACTCTGCTGGACTAGCGTAGAGCTTCTCATCTGTGGTTACCCACCGCTTGCGTGTGAGACTATCATGGATCCTGGCAGCCTCTGGGTCGTTATGGTAGTGGGCAAGCCTGGCTAGGGCTGTTCTATTGAGCGGATCAAGACGTAGTGCCTTGTGGTACTGTCCTGTGTTCAAACACGCCTCAAGAGTCAGCGGGAGTCCACAGATACGATCTTGATAAGCTCTTGAGATCTGGAGAGGGAATATCGATGTGACTATTATACTGACAAGGCCACACACGTATATGATAACAGGTGCCGTTATCAGCTTCCACCTTAGTCCAGAACACCCTATACCCATAACCACAATCGAGTATGGCACGTACAGCTTCTCTAACAGCAGGATCGGTATCGATATAAGAAGCCAAGGCGGCAGTGTCAGGCGTCTTCTCTTCAGACATATCAGACTCACTAGCACAGCTAGTGCCAGTATCACTAGCGGAATAACACCCACCCAGGCTACCATCTCCAGCAGGGCACTCTCCATGTGACGGTCCACCCCAGGACTGATCTGCCCCATCAAGTACGCGCGATAGTAACCTGTAGAGATACCCCATGGATTCTCCCCTATCATAGCTAAGGCTCGTTCGTACAGCCATATCCTCTCAGACCCTGATACGCTGGTGGCCGCTATCAGTGTTGTGGGTATAGCTAGAAGAAGTGGAAGCCAGCTGCGATAGGCTAGTGCTGTCGCTATCAACACAGCTAGAGAGCTAGATTCATCTCCTAGAAGAAGAGTCGGCACCATCAACACCGCTATCAACCAACGAGGAAGACCAAACGCCCTTAACCCTCGCGGAACCCTGTCTAATAAACAGATAGAAGCTAATACCACCCACTGCCCTGCAAACCCCGGATTGCCCCACACTGACCATCCTAGCGCCTCTAAGAGTAGTAGTGGGAGGGTTAGGATAGGTATGACAATGATAAGAGCTCGTCTAGGCAACAAGAACAGGATAGAAGCTACCAATATCCACCATGGCGTGTGAGTAGTAGAGAAGATCATCTATCAGCTTATACCATTACTCTTATAAGAAGCGGTGAGTCAATGAAACGGCAAAATTGAGGGCCGTGGTTTGAGGGGATATAATATGACAACGACGTAGGGTCAAGATTTGGGGGTAGGGTAGCTCTAGATAAGGGGGTGGGGGTCCAAGACTAGCAAGATCTACCAAGATATGGCCTAATCTATGACGCAACCAAACCTTAACGTGTGTTGTTTATGCAACAGTGATGTTTCCTGTAAGCCAATCAAGCAAATCATGCCAATTTATACAGGGTTTAGATTGAATCTACACGTTACTCACTTTGCCTACAGGGTTGAAACAGGGATAAGTATATGTATATATAGGGGTGTGTATATATATCCTGTATTGTTTTTAATTTTTTAAAGCTTCTCTCTCAAACACCCCCCTACACGTCCTACAGAATCTACAGGGTTTTTTTTCCTAACCTATTGATTATTGGTCAGCTCCAATATACAGATAGTACGAGCAAAGCGTTAAAACCTTAACGTATCATCAGCATCTGTACAGAAGTTCGACAATTAAGGTGTCAAATCGTCAACAAGTTCGACAGTGATTCTGGCACGAAGTCTTAGTCTCTTCTTAGCCGCGCTGGCATGGTGGTTGCATACATTCTTGTGTGAGCGTGAGAAGCTCGCAGAAAGAGAGAATAAGATGAAGTACGTATTAGTAGCAGTGGTAGTGGCTATAGGAGCCCATGAGGCCTTCTCTAAGCAGCCCTCAGGTGAGGAGCTACAGAAGGCTATAGAGAAGTGTTGGAGCTTCCCTGAGCTTGATGAGAGCGATCTAGGAGAGTGTGTAGCGGCAGTCTTGGCAGGTGAGTTATGAGTGCCTTATCAGCAGTGATCATGTTGACCGCCAG